CTCTGCCAGGCACAAGACCACCAAAATTAAATGGTATCGCACCAAGAATCGTAGCAGCGCCTGCACCAGCGATTAAATCTTGATTTTGTTCTATAATATTTGACAATCCGCCTGTTATACCTTCTAAAAATCTATTTTTACCTGAGAATGGTTTATCATCCGTCAAAGCTTTTTCTCTGGCATCTTCTGCATTAAATATTCCTTTTTGTATATCATCTTCTCTCTGAGCAGCCGCTTGTTCTCTTTGGGCTAATATTTTTGATCTTTCATCTTGTTCAATTAAAATATATCTTGATATTTCTTGAACCTCCGCTCTAAGTGATTCAAAACTTGCTTGGATAGCTTTAATCAGATCTAAATTACTTCTAGAGGTTTTTAAACTGGTGTTTGAAGAATTTAAGGCATTCTTAGCCACTCTATCAATCGATTGGATTGATCCGAAAAAACTACTAATGTCAACTTTGTTAGATTGTTCTAACTCTTCTTCATCCATACTTTTGGACACCCTCTGCTTGTTGTCTCTTTAGATTTTCTGATTCAATATATTCTTGTAAGAGAGTCAAGTAAATATCTCTCTCCCAAGGCATCATATTTTCAATCTCAGTTAATGAATATTTATGGTATTGCATGAGAGCAAAATTGATTCGATAATGCGTTTCAAGATCCTCTCTTGCAATACTTAACCGAAAAAATCGGCTAGACCCTCCAAAACGATGCTATTTTTCTTTTTAGTGTTTGGATTAGTCACCTCAATTGTATGAGATAACTTAGGCATTGTTGCAAAAAACTTTTCAACATCTTTAAATTGTTTTGAACTTAATTGTTCTATGAAATTCAATCTTTCATCAGGTGTATAATCTTTTGAATCCCAAGCGTCCTCTTTTGTAAAAACAGTGTCCATACAGTCCGCTATCAACTGAAAAGTTTTATCAACTGTAGTTTTAGACTCATCTTCAGTATCGAAATTATTTTCAATAAATTGACTCAATGAAGGATACCTCATTCTAAGAGTCATATCCTTATCAAGTTTTATATCTTTGTTGTGATCCTTAGATTTAACAACTTCGATTTCATCAACATACACAGTTACTTTAACTTCTGTCTCTTTATCATCTGGGCACGTCACTATTAAATTAATATCTTCACCAATTGATTTTGCACGAATGTTTAAGAATAAGTATTCGATGTCGAAAGTAGGCAGATCATCAATTTTTATACCTTTTGTGATCACGCACTCTCTTAAAACATCTTTAACAGAGTTAGTTATTTCAGCTTGATTTTTGGATTCAAGTGCTAATATTAATAATTTTTCTTCTTTAACTAAAAAAGGTCTATATTTTAATTTTTTACCTGTTGATGGTAAAGTCAACTCATAAGTTGGAGTTGCAATCGTTGGTAAAGGCATAATCTTTTAATTCAGTATTTTATATAGTATGTTTTTAGAGCAATCCGCCTAAAGTGTACACATTCAACCACCAAGGTCTTTTTTCTTTCTCCCTTTTGGCATCGTTTATCTGATTAACAGACAAATCATTTCCTTCATAATCAGGTTTATTAAGAACTGCTTGATTTGTAGATTCATAGTTAAAACTTGTAAAGAATCGGTCATAAGCAAACCTCACACTTAATCTTAACACATTTGAATTACCATAGGCAACTCTCATCGATGTCATGTTAGTAGGCCATACATTGACAAACTCATATGATGATATCTTTGAAGATTTATCAGTAAATGCGTCTCTCTCAAATTTAGTGATGTGTAAAATTTCTTTATAATCCTCTGGATAACTAAAACGACTATATGCATTAAAATTTCTCTTATTATTTTTGATTGGATTAATAAATGTCATCCATGTTTCAAAAACCTCAAGAATCACATGATCTGCGTCAACATAAAAAGTTAAATTAAGAGGTGGGAAATTTCTAAGATTTGGAAATTCTTCTACGATGCCTTGATGATGTCCAGTCGCAGTTGAAATTTCAAATGATGTGCCTGGCAACTCTGCCTCTGTACACATTATCGACATCTTTTGTTTAAAATCTAGTCCAGCTGTTCTAGCTCTAGCTATGTCTCCTCCAATATCTCTCAACCAACTTTGATAATTACCAAAAGAAAATAAAACTTGAAACTGTGTATCTATCGAAGGACGACCAACAACAGTTTGAAGATCCTTCGTGCTTTTTTGAAAAATATCTTGTTTTCTTGGAAATAAATTATTTTCTGACACAATAAATAAGTTTAACTTGTTATTACTATATATGAGCTATAAAGGAATATATAGGCCCTCCAATCCTAAAAAATATAAGGGGGACTCTCAAAATATTATTTATAGGTCTTTATGGGAGAGAAAATTCATGAATTATTGTGATTTAAATGAAAATATTCTTGAATGGGCGTCAGAAGAGTTTTTTATACCCTACCGTGATCCAACAACAAATCGTGTTCGTAGATATTTTCCAGACTTTTTTATTAAATATAAAGACAAAGGTGGTGATATTCGTAGATCAGTGATTGAAGTTAAACCAATGAGAGAAACTCTTGAACCAAAACAAACAAAAGGTAAGTCAAGAAAGACAATGATAAACGAGTCAATCACATATGTTCGTAATCAAGCAAAATGGAAGGCTGCAAGAGAATTTTGTGATGATCGTAAATTAGAATTTAAAATTATGACTGAAAAAGAGTTAGGAATACGATGAGTATTTTACAAACCATACTGGATAAAGCTGGTGGTCAAGTTACTGAAGATTACTTTCGTAATCAACTAATTCAAGAACTTGGATCAACAAACTTTAACGATGATGCAGTAGACACTGCTGGTTTTTATCCTGGCCAACTGTATTTTTTTACATACTCGGCACAGACAAAACAACCTTATTATGATATGTATCCATTGTCATATGTGATTGAATATCAAAAAGGTGGATTTTTAGGTTGCAATCTTCACTATGTTCAATTAACTCAAAGAGACGAATTAGCAAAAAGCTTACTAAATAACTCTGCTCAGGGTGCAGTTGCAGTTCCTCGAAGAACTCTACATAAATATCTTTATACTGGCGTAAGAGGAACACCATATCGTATTCCAAATTCAGAATGGTCAGATGTGGCACAATTACCCACTGAAAGATTCGTTGATATGAGAGGCATCCCAGTCTCAAGGGAAAGAGTTTACAACAAAAATTAAAAATGGCAATAGCTGTAGCACTAGCGGGTTTAGCAATCTCAAAAAGTAGACAATATGACATAGACGATCTTGGAACTATGGCCTTTGAGTTTGCTAATGATGCGTTAGTGGGTATAAAAGAAAATGTAGCGGGTGTTCTTAACCAATTAAATCCCTTTTCGGATAAATTTGATAAAGCTGCTGCCACATCTGAAGCATTAGAGGCATATAATATTGCAAAATATGGATCAAACACGAATGCATATGAAGATTTAATCAATATATCAGATCCAGATCTTTTAAAGGCTTATTTTGATAAAGAAAAAAGTAAATTAGATAACGAACAATTTGTAGATCCATCTGATAGATTACCATCATTAGCTTTTTCAAATCCTCGCAGTACAGGAGATTCATATCGAAGAGGTAGAAAAGCACCAAATAGATATGGAAGCAAGGAAGTTTTGGCATATCCACTTGATATTGATCCAAAACAAGATCATTTGAAAATCCGAAGATATAATTATCTAAGAGCTCAAGCTAACTCTAGTAAACCTCAAAGAGACGTAATAATAAATGATCAAAAAGTAAACGTTGCTGGTGACAGTGTTGTTGGTAGTGATTTGATGGGAAGTATTTTACTTCCAATGCCAAAAGCAACAGACGTAAACGGTGTTGAGTGGGGTAAAAGTGAATTAACATCCACAGGACTTGCAGCTATGAAAATAGCACAAGGAATTGATAGAAGAACAGGTAGTGCATTAGGTGGTGCGATGATCGGTGGTGCGATGGGTGGGCCAGGAGGCGCCACGATTGGTGGTATTATGGGTGCTGGTGTTGATATGTCTGGACTTACTGGAACAATGAGTGGAATAAGTGCAGAGGAAATAAGAGAACAAAATGCAGCAAGAGAGGCATTACAAACTGGTGATTATAGCACAGCTAAAGAACTAATAGCTGCTGGTGGAGGAGTATTCACACAAGCAATAACTGGAATGTCTGGATTTTTGTTAGGAACAGAATTAGATACAGACACATTCTTAGCAAGAACTGGTGGTAGAGTTTTAAATCCAAACGCCGAGATGTTATTTCAAGGGCCTGTGATAAGAGACTTTACTTTTAGTTTTATAATGATTGCAAGAAGTGAAAAAGAGGGTAGAGAAATAAGAAAAATTA